ATATAAACGAACCATCTTGATTGATAGGCACGGTTATTACCTGCACTTTACGGTCTTGAACATAAGCCACGGCAAAGCCTGTTTGCCAGTTGGCGTAGCCTCTGGTGTATGCCATGCCTGAAGAACTTAAATCGACTAAATTGCCAACCTCTACACCCCATACAGTACGCCCTAATTGCCCCCTAGAAGCCTCTGTAAAGGCTGAAACCCCTAGTCTATGGGTGTGACCACACACCACGCTCTTTCCAAGCCTTCTAGCCCCATTTAAAGCCGTTTGTGAAGGTACTTGGCTAAGAGGGAAAGCGTCTCCATGAACTGCTGTCCAGCCGTGTGCCCAGTCAAGCCCGAAAGGGTGGAATTTGATCTGGAGTTTGTCATATCCCATAAAACGCTCATACTGCATTTCTGGTAAGTTGAGGAAGGAAGGGAGTCTTTTCTTGATTGATCTGTAAAGTCTGATTCCATGGTTACTTCCTAGTACATCCGTTACACCTAAATAGGTTAATACTTCTTGAGTCAGTTTTCTATCATCATGGATGTTGCCAACCATCTCATCAATTGTGCCGGCATTAAAGCCGCCTAATTGAGGAAGGTCAATCTCATCACCAATTTGGATAGTGCGGTGAGGTTTCCATTTTGCTAGAAACTTACCAACTGACTTAACTGCCTTTTCATCAAAAAATGGAACTTGAAGATCACTTACAAAAGCGATTCTTTTCAATTAGTCCTCGTCATCCTCGTGTGGGTCGTGGTCGGGATTTACAGGGTTAAAGTCCGGTGCAACAGGAATTAGCCACTCAGGAAAAGTATTTCTATCCATCATGCCTAACGCTTGATCTACTGGGAAACCTGCCCTGCGTAGGCTCAAGTAATACTCACGCATGCCAATAGCGTAAGCATCTAAACGAGTCATGATTTGATCGTGTTGATACTTACCTTTACGCTTTGTAACTTTGCGTTTTTTCTTTTGAGCCATAGGTAAAGTTTACTTTCTATCAGTGACAATCCTCAGTAGTTCCTCTTGGCGTGTTTCAATTCTTGCTAAACGATCTGCAAGGCTTGAACCGCTATTTGGCGTAAGAGTCCACAACCAACCTTTAATAAGATAACGCAGACCCAAAAAGAAAGATGTCAGCACGGCGGAGACGGCGGCGGCTAAGCCAGCCCAACTTGCAGCATCCATTATTTCGCATTGACACCGTAGTCAACTTCAGTACCTGAAGAAGGGTCAACGGCTTTAGCAATGGGGGCGACAATAGCGCCTAGTAATGTTGCGTATGCAGGATGGATGTCAGCCACAATAGCCAACGCAACCGTAATGCCTGAAGCGGCAACTGCTCTTAAATAAGACTTAATTGCAGCCTTATGCTTTCTTGATAGTTTCATCTGTTCCCCCTAGTAATGGGATATTAAAAAATTTCCCATCTTGATTTGGTTTAAAACTTATGTGTATATGTGTCTTATGTGGATTTAATCCTTTGTACTTAACCCAACGCCATAATGATTTAGCACTACAAATTTTGCCCATGTGTATTACATAAAGAAAGCGTCGATCACTTTTCTTTGCTGCAAGTCGTATCTGATCTGCCAGATAGATAGCAATTCCTTGTTCTTCAGATAAGCGAGCGTCAATATCCAATGCGCAGACTTCGCCTCGCTCGTTGGGATTGTGCTGACTGACTCGAGACTGGTGACGCAGATCACCAATCCACCCATCCAAGCGCTTAACACGATCTGGGAAGGATTCATTAACCTGAGACCTAAACTGCTCAGCCGCTTTAGATAGCCAAGGTTTCATTTAGGAAAGTAACAGTTTTGCTTCCTCGGCGCTTATGCCAAGTCTGTCTAACAGTTCTGCTTTTGCTGCTTCTTTAGCAATCTTATCTGCATCTTCCTGAGCCATCTTTGCTGCGTACTCGGCAGCCATAGCCTCACGCTCTGCAATCTCCTCGGCTGTCAATGCAATTTCTTGCACCTCACCAGTTGAGCAATCTACTACGATTTTGTTAGTCATCATTTCTCCTTATGCGTTAGATATTCCATATAGATAAGCGGTTGAGTATTGGACAAAGTTTGAAGCATTATTCGTTACTAACTTAACTGAAGTTATGGCGGCAGTTTGCGACCAAAGACCAGCAATTAAATCTGAATAAGCCAAGTTTAGATTGTTTTCACTTACTGAATCAGAACTTATTGACTTACTGTTGGAACCTGCATAATTTGGTATATATATTTCAAATGAACCAAATGTGTTTGCGGTTGCGGTTGCAGCAGGTATTGATCCGATGTAGCCAGCAAAGGAACCACTATAAACAGTAGTACCAGTGGCTTCTAAGTATATGTTGGAAAAATTACTTGCACTGGAATTGAAGTTTATTGACAAAAACTCAGTAGTTGCGCTTCTATTGCTTCTGCCAGATAATTTTAACACTAAATCTGTATATGTAGAAGGTATAGAAGTAAACTCTATATTAGCCGCACCACCAGACCCAACTGTTACAGATGAAATTAAAGTATATGTAGCCATTATTCCGCCTTAATTCCGTATAAAGTAAAAGTTGAACCAGTATCAATATTTCCAGAATCAGCCGCTAAAGTAATAGAAGTTATGGCAGATGTATTACGCCACAATCCACTTAAAACTTCTGCACCAGGAGAGTTGCTTGCACTTGCTCTATTGCTTCGACTTATTAAAGTTTTATTTGTTGTAGTATTTGAATAGTTTTGTATATTAGTGACTATAACTGTTTCTAATGATGTATTTGGTGCAACATAAGCAGCAATATAAGATTTATTTTGATTAGTGGCTTTATTGGTTGCATGAGCAATTCCATTGCCATAAATGGTAATATAAGAATAATTATTGCCTGTATCAGAATTAAATCTTATATTTATGGATGCACCTGCTGAAGTTATATCTACATTGGAAATTAAAACTAAATCAGTATATGAACCACTAATGGCACTAAAAGTAACTGACGCTTGGGCGCTACCTAAAGTAGTTGTCTGTATTTTATCGTATGTAACGGACATTATTACCCCTTAATTCCATATAAAGCAAAAGTTGCGGTCGTTGAAAAATTGCCAGTAAGTTTTAAATCAATCCTAGTTATTGCAGAAGTACTGCGCCATAATCCTGAATTAAATTGTATATAGCCAGTGTTTGTACCATTACTATCGTTACCAGTTAGCATGCGGCAAGTTTTAAACTTGTTAGTATTTTTATAATCCAATATGTCCATAATCATTGGGGCTACCATAGAACTAGAACTATATCCAGCCACGCCAGCATAAATATAATTTGTATTAGCCAAACCAAATGCCGCAATACTTGACCCATCTCCATATAATTGATGAATAGTATAATTTGCTGCTGTATCTGAATTAAATGTAGCCGACACAAAATAACCCGTAGTATCATTATTTATGCCTCTAATTTGTAAATGCACATAGTCGCTTGGTATTGAAGTAAAACTCAAACTTGATGCTGAACCTGTACCAGTTACTGTGGCTATTGATTCGTAATCACCAACTGCGGCTACTAATCCGCTAGACAAACTACCGAGGATTGTATTAAGCAATTCCGCCTACCACATACCAAGTATCAGTTGCAGTCTTAATGCAAACTGCTGTTTTGTATTGTCCTAATGTTGGTTGAGCAGCAACCGCGCCTGCACTTAAAACAGTTGTAGTACCTGAAGTAACCGCTTTGATTGTGCAAAGACCTGCACCAATATTAAGAACGGTAATTGCTGTACCGACTGGAAACGCTACTGAAGCATTGGTTGGTAAGTTAAAAGCAATAGCAGTTGCCTTGTTCATCACTTCTAGCACTTGGTACTGATCTGCTAGCACTGCTGTATAGTCTGCTGTATTGGCTGTACCTACCGTAAATGAGGTTAAGCCGTTGTACATTGCTGCTGAAAGTACATCACCTGTACTTGCCGGAAATCCTGTTGCCATTGTGTTTTCTCCTTAGTGTCTAATTATATCTCAGTATGTGAGAATATCCTCGCCCAATACCCCATAGGTTGAGTTCCC